CGGAGGAGAAGTGCGGATCTTAAACGATGATGAAATAATCGCTACCATATCTAATCCTGCCGATATTTTGCACCATTACTAGGAGGGTAAAATGGCAGAAGAAAACAAACCTCAACAAGAGGTTGATATCGACACTGACGGTGTTAATGAGGAAATCGTTAATGTTGATAAACCAATAGAACCTGATGAAGCGTTTTCAAAAAAAGAAGATGTAGATTTAGGTTACACAAATCCAATACGAGAAACCAAAGTTGAGGATCCACCTGAAGAAAAAAAGGAAGAACCTACAACTGAAGTTCAAGTGGAGGAAAAGAAAGTTGAAACTAAACCTGATAATTTGAAAGATAAACAATCTAATTATCAGAAAAGGATCAACGAGTTAGTTTTTCAAGCTAAAGAAGCAGAAAGAAGAGAAAAAGCTGCTTTGAATTATGCTAAAGGACTAAAAAAGAAATATCAGAACGTTGAAACAAAACTTAACGAGACTGATAATAATTACCTAAAAGAAATCCAAGCAAGAGTAACTTCAGAACAAGATAAACTCAAAAGTTCTTTAAAAGAAGCTATGGAAGCTCAGGATGCAGAAAAGGTAGCTGAGATAAATTCTCAAATGACTAAATTAGCTGTTGAAAACGAAAAGGTTAATTTAACATTACAAGAGAGGGAAGCTCAGAAAAAACAAAACGAAGAAAAAAAAGACTCAACAAAGGATGAGCAAATACCTGGTGAGCAGCCAATACAAATAAGTCAGAAAGCCCAAGATTGGGCATCTAAAAATGAATGGTTTGGCACAGACAGAGTTATGACTGGAGCTGCTATGTCTATTCATGAAGAGCTTATGGGGCAGGGTATTGAATCAGAAAGTGATGAGTATTATAATAACATTAACAAACGAATGAGAGAGTATTTCCCTCAAAAGTTTGCCCAGGATTCGACTGATAAAGA